AAAGGAAACGGTCAAGACCGACAAGGAAGGCGAGACTGCTGCAAAGCGCAAGTCTGCAGCCGAGAAAAAAGGCGCCGAGGAGAACGCCAAGGCGATCACCGACTATGCCATTGAAATCGCCAAGCTGGCCGACAAGACCCAGCAATACAGCGAGGCCGCCGCGCTGGCCAAGCTGAACAAGTTTGCCACGCCTGAAGACGTCCGCGTCATGAAGGAACTTGCGGCCGTGCAAGACCGGATCATTCAGGCCGAGAAAAACAAGGAACTCCTCGGTTCGGTCGATCCTGTCCAGGGCGAGAACAACCGATACGAAAAGGAGATAAGCGACCTCAAGACCGCGAACGACCTCAAGCTGCTGGAGAATGACCGTTACCTGGAGCTGAAAAACGCCGCAGAAGTCGCGCACCAGCAAACCCTAGCGAATATGGAGGTGGAGCGCTTCCGATCCATGAACGCCACCAATGAGGCGATCATGTCGAGCATTGAGGCGCTTGGGGCGGCAGGCACAAACGCGCTGTCGGGTCTGGCGTCTGGAACCATGAGCCTAAAGGACGCTACCGGCCAGCTCGCAAACACGGTCCTCAATGCCCTGATTGGCTCCTACGTGCAATCGGGCGTCGAGTTCGTCAAGCAGGAAATCGCCAAGCGCGCCGCGACTAAGGCGACCGAGGCGGCACAGGTAGCAGGTATCGGCACCGTTGCGGCAACGCAGACCGGCGCAACGGCAGCCATCGCATCGACCACTACCACCACCGCAGCGGCTACCGGCGCAGAGGTTGCGACCAGCATGGCGCCTGCTGCGGGCCTGTCGTCTATTGCATCGTTCGGCGGCGCGGCAATCATCGGCGGATCGGCGCTGCTGGCTACCATGCTGCTGGCCAAGTCGTTCGGCGGCGGCCGGCAGTACGGTGGCGCGGTCAACTCCGACAGCATCTATCGAATCAACGAACGCGGACCGGAAATCTTCACCGACAACTCGGGCAAGCAGTACATGACCGGGGCAAGCGGAAAGGTCACCAGCCATGCCGACGCATTCGGCGGAGGCCAGGGCTCCCGAGGCATTCAGGTTATAATCGAGAACTACGGCGGCCAGGAAGTCACCGCGAGCCAGCAACAGCTTACCGACCGCGATGTTATCCGCATCGTCGTCGGCAACATCGCAGAGGGCGGCCAGATCGGTCGCGCCGTAAACAATGTGACCGGGACCAAACGACAGGGGGAATAAGGGCGCATGTCACTTCTTGAGGAGGTATGCGCAAGCGTTACGGGTCGGGCTGTCATTGACAGCCTTGAACTCCAGTCCACTGCCTGGGCGGAAAACTTCCGCCTTGTGCAGGGGTACAACGACTTGCGACTAGGGTATGGGAACGGGACTTACGGCGATTTCACAGCGGTTCCCATGGGGCTCGTGTTGCCCAAGCGCACCCAGGGCGTCGGGCAGAAGATCACCTTCGCCCTCGACAACATCACAGGGCAGGCACAGCGCGCAATCGACCAAGCCATATCGACCGGGCATGACGTCATCCTCACCTTCCGGCGCTATGTCGAGGGCGAGTATTATGGGCCGGCCGAGCGCCCATTCGTGGCCACCGTTCGCGGCGGCAGCATGAACGGCTATAACGTTCAACTCGACGCAGGGTTTAACAACATCCTCGATTGGAAGTTCCCGCGCGACCTGTATGACCTTTCCTACGCACCGGACCTTGCCTATTCATGAGCTGGATTAACGGATACATCGCAAAAGCCAAATACCTCGACGGCGGGCGCGGGCCTATCCAGTACGACTGCTGGGGGCTCGTCCGTGAGGCACGGCACCTTCACTGCGGAATGCGCCTTTTGCCGTCCTGGGGCGAAATCAGAAACACGCAGCCCAAGGCCTTCACGAAGGCTTACCGGGCCGAGGCCGAAAGCATGACCGAGTGCGGGCCCGAGCATGGCGCAATAGCGGCCGTGTTCATCGGTGAGCTGTGCGTCCATGTCGCCCTTGTCGTGGAGGATAAGGGCCGGCTGTGGGTACTTGAGATAAACCCCAAGAAAGGGGTCAATGTGTCGCGTGTGGTAGACTTTGAGGCCCAGTATCTACGGGTAGTTTACTATCGTGATTAACGTCTACTCCTCCAAATTCAGCGCGCAGCCGACCGAGACGTATCCGGTCACTGCGCCGACGATTGGTGCGTGGCTAACCGCCAACATCAAGTCGTACAAGCGCGACATGCCGCTGCCCATTTCCATCGTCATCAACAAGCAGCTCGTGCCGCAAATGCACTGGCATGACAAGCTGATTGACAAGGGCGATGACGTCAAGATCGTGGTCGAACCTAAAGGGACCGAGCTGTTTTTCGGCGCCCTGTTCATCGCCGCGACCCGGATGATGTCTCCAAAAATCCCCAAGATGAACAACCTTGCGGCCAGCCAGGGTCAAGACCTGGACAGCCCCGCCGCGCGCGGCAACAAGGTCAAGGTCAACGATGTGCGGCCAGACCTTGCCGGGACGTACAAGATTTACGGCAACTACCTGAAGCCCATGCACCGCTGGTTTGCCGGTAAGCGCGACCAAAAGGTGGAAATGTGCCTTGACCTCGGGGTTGGTAAAATCCACGCCCTGGCATCGGACATTTTCATTGGTGACACGCCGATCACCGCCTACGGCGACAACGCCGCCTACAAGCTGTACATGCCGGGCCAGTCGCTGGCGGCCGACCCGCGCGCAGTATGGTGGCACGACGTCCAGGAAGTCGGCAGCGGCTCGAACGGGTCCAGCGGCCTGGAAATGACCGAGAGCAAGGCGCTGACCCTTTCCTATGTCGCTTACTCGCACCGGTTCTCCGCGAATTCCATCAGCATCCCCGCTGGCTCGGGATCGTTCCCCGCCGACTGGACGGCCGGCCTTGTCGTGCGCGTCGTTGTTCCGTACAACTACGAGGTCGTTGACAACGCAGTGGCGGATATCATCTACGGCGATAACCTGAGCATGCTGGCGCCTACGGTCGGCAAGCGTATCGAGATTGCCGGGCAAAACGCCGGTTTCTACACCGTGCGCAGCTATACCCCGTCGTCTCCAGCCATCCCGCCAACCAGCGGCAGCGCCGGCTACTTCACCGGCACGCAGACGCCTTCGACGTACAATTTCAGCACCACCCCCGAAACGTTCACCGTCAAATACGGAACGACCAATTACAACATCCTGATTGATACCAACACTGTAGACCTTGCCGGCCTGATTTCGGCCATCAACACAAAGGCGAGCAACCAGGGCGCGCCGTTCGAGGCTGTCGCACAGGGCACGTTCGTCAGGATTCGCGACAAGATCACCCCGTACAGCGGTAAGAGCGTAACCCTTGCCAGCGCGCTGCCGCTCAAGATTTTCGGCTCCTCGGTCACCACTGTGGCGGGCGTCGCGTACAACCCTGGCACGCCGGCTGTAACGGCGAATATGACCCTCAACCTCCCGGACGGCACGCCAGCACGCTCGCTCACCTTGGGCCCGGTATCCATGGCCATCGGTAACGAGGGGATGAAATACAACGTCGTCACGGCTGGCACGCAACAGCTCACCGTGGAGCGCCTGGACCACAACAGTCAGCCCGATCCGTCGTTTCCTGGGTTCGTCCTACTGGACACGCCAAGCGCCGTTATAAGCCTGGACCCGTCGAGCCTGAAGGGCGGATATCGGGGCGCGTTCGCCATGACGCCGCCGAACGAGAAAACCGACCTCATCGAGTACGACGTTTTCCACCCGCAGGGCCTGTGCGGTATCGGTCGCGAGGGGCAAATCTACGAGGTGAAATCGTTCCACACGTTCGAGTGGCGAGACGCCGACATTGGCGGCCCATGGAACGAAGTCCACGCCGAGCACACGGGCAACTCCATGGACTCCATGGGCGTTACCTATCAAGTTCCGCTGCCGTACCCGATGCGGGCTGAGGGCCGAATCGTCAAGCGTTTCGTGAGCCAGCCGGGCCGAATCGACAACGAAAAGCGTGACGATATCGTGTGGTACGGCTGCCGCTCCAGGCTCGCAGGAAACCGCACCGTCTACCCGAACAGCACCGTTCTTTGCCTGACCATTCGTGGCGGTGACCGCCTTTCGGCAGAGTCTGAGGCCCAGGTATGGGTCAAGGGAACCCGAATCCTGCCGGTCCGCCGAAATGGCGCATGGGCGCCAGAGCAACCGACCAGCGAAATCGACGCCTATTGTCTGTACGTTCTGAAGGCGGCCGGCTACACCGACAGCCAGCTTGACCTTGCTGAATGGGACCGCCTCGGGCAGTTCTGGCGCGACCGTGGGGACACGTTCAACTGGCTGTTCAAAGACTCGCTCACGGTCCAGCAAGTAGTGGATAAGGCGCTGTCCTGCGGGTTCTCTGAACTGACCGTCCGCAATGGCCTTCTGACCCCGGTTCGGGACGAACCGCAGTCGTTTTTCCAGGCGCTGTACACGACCGACACGCAGACCGAGGATGGCGCGCTTGATATCCGCTTCGACATGCCAAGCGGTGACGACTTCGACGGCATAGACGCGCGCTACATGGACGAACGAATCTGGCAGATTGCCACCGTCAAGTGCCGGACTCCAGGTGCTCCAGCGGCCAAGCGTGTCAAGGTAATTGACGTAGAGGGTATCAACAACCGCGACAAGGCCTATCAGTTCGGCATGCGCGAGCTGCAACGTGTCAAGTACATGCGCAAAACCTGCTCGTGGGCGACAGAAATGGCGGCGTTTAACTCGAACTACATGGATTACGTCCAGGTGGCGGGCGAAGCCCCAGGCTATGCAGAGTCGCACGTAATGGAGGCCTACGACGCAGCACAGCGCATTGTGACGGTTGAAAACCCGATCACCTGGGATGACTTCACGCCGCCATACTTCGCTTCGGTACGCATGCTGGATGGTCGCTGCCATGGCCCAGTCGAGGTCACGCCAGTTGGCTCCGATATGTTCCGACTTCCTGCCGTGCTGCCGTTCTCCCCGCAGATCGGCGTACAGGGCACCGAGCCGCCCTATGTGCTGATAGGCCAGGGGTACGGCGTCCAGCTCACTGATATCGTCCCTGATGGCACCGACAGCGCTCGCTGTGAGGCGCGATTCTATACCCCCGAGCTGTACCAGTTCGACAACACGCAAGCGCCCGCTGACGCATAGCGGTACAATGGCCACTGTATAGGAGGGCATACAGTGGCTAAATCCAACATCCATTGGCCGAAATCGCTCCCGCCTGGGCTCCAGTCCGGTCGGGAGTATCGCCGGGACTCACCAAACAAGCGGTCAAAGATGGCCTCGGGACGGCAGCTACAGCGCCGCTCCAAGCCTGGGGCGCCATGGTTCGCCAGGGTAACGTGGCTCATGAACAACGGCGAAGCGCAGGCATTCATGGCCTGGGCTCGTGACGTCCTGAATGACTGCAACTACTGGTTCAATTTCCCGCTCAAGACCCCTTTAGGGTACAATCTCCACGCAGTCCGAATAGTCAATTTCTACACCGGTCCGTCTATTGCAGGCCCTAACCTCTGGTCGTTATCTGCCGAGGTCGAATTTGATGAGGGCCCGCTTGCGCCGCTTGGCGAAGGCGAGTTCCCCGACGACATTGCGTATTCTGAACTTTTCGATATCACCATGAACAGGAACTGGCCAAAACCATGACCGATACGATGATCATAACGGGTAATGCCGTACCGTCTGCCGATCCGCAGGACCGGCACGATAACTCTATCGCTCTTGACCTTGCCATGAACAGCAAGGAAGACACCTACGAGTCTCGCCTCAATGAGACGAAGCGCACCCTTTACTGGATGGAGCGGGCCGCTACCGGCATTCCTGCCGTAAGCGCTGCCGACCGTGCAGAAGTGGCCGCCGCTGCCGCACAGCTCTCCGCTGGCATCTTCGACACTACCGCCCTGGGCCTAGCTGGCACCACGAACGGTAAGTACTTCAGCGTGCCGCAGCCGGGCAACCCGAGCACGGCGCTCATGCTGTACAAAAACAACGCCGGAGCAGCGCTGTACATCACCAGCTACGCAACCGGCACCGCCTCGTCGCTTACCGTCAACTACGGTAAGGTTTTCCCGAGCCGCCGTGCCGTGCGAAATGGCGTTGACAGCGTTGACAGCGCTATCCTCAATGACTTCGTACTTGATGCCTGCGTAATCGGCGCCGAGCCTGGGTATTACTACCGGATTGCCTTCTACGTCAACGGCAACGCCTCCTACCCGCAGTCGCCTGATGGCTGGGCAATCGAGCGAATCGCCATCGCCAACTACGAGACCGCAGCCAACGTCGCTGAGGACGTAATACGCTACACCGATCCCGCCCCGGCAATCGGTAACGGAATTCAGACCGTAACCCTGACGTCTGTCACTTACCCCGACCTGAAGTTCGTCCTCACGGTGGACGGCAGCAAGCGACCTGCGCGCGGCACCGCGATTACTACGCGACTCCCGACCTACGCCGGTTACTCCCATATCATCGACCCTAGCGTCTACCTTGAGACGGTCCGCCGCAACGGCCTGAACCTGAACCAAGGCTCGCTGGTCCCGTTCAAGTCGGTGACTCGCGACGGCACGGTATCCCCAACCAACAGCCTGATGTATAACGCCATTCTTGGCGTAACCGTGATTAACGCCAAGCCCGGCATGTATTACGGCCTGAAGTACTTCCAGAACGGAAACGCCGACGCTGTTCCAGCCGCTGATAACTGGATGATTGAAGAAATCCCGGTAAGCAGCTACGCGACTAGCGCGGCCATTGACCCTGCAAACCTTATCGCCACCATTCAGGAAGTCACGCAGCCCGCAATCGTCCGTTCGCTCGGTGTGCAGACCATCACCCTGACAACCAAGACTGACGTTCGAATTCTGGTAACTATCGACCCTGCTGCGCTTCCGGCGCAAGGCACCGCTATTGCAATGTCCAGCAAGGGCGGCAGCGGTTGGTCGCAGGTAATCGACCCGGCGTTCTACCAGCTAAAGAGCGATAAGGGCGGCGAAATGTCGTACTACATCGACTCCAATGGTCGCCTTACTGTCAACTGGATTGACACGAATGGCGAGCCGCGCGGCTACACCTTCGGCATCAACGGCGCAAACGACCTGCCGAACTTCTACAACTTCCTCCGTGGAACCAAGATCGTCAGTCAGTTCGGTACTGACATGCTCCCCCCGATGGTCCTGGATGCGGTGAATAACGTTGACGCCGACCCTTACCCTATCGACTTCACTGGCGGAAACCACACCATTGACGGCAATAAGACTGCCATCAATACGATCTTCGATATCATCGCTGACGGTCGTCTGGTTAGCCTGAAGGGTGCGTCTGGCCGGGCCGACTCCTTGGTCGTCCGAATCACCAACCGCCTGATGGCGTGCAATACGGTGAAATCTGGCCGCTACGTCGGACAACAAAACTTTGTGGTTTCGTTCTTCCCTGGCGGAGCCCAGGTAGAAGCGCAATTCACGCCCTACGAGGCTGTGCAGGTTTATATCGACTACGGTCCGCAGCTTGTAGCGGCCAACGTCGAGGAAAGGATGTTCTTCTTTGACGGCCAGTACGCAACGGATATCCCTTACGACACTGCCGCCAACTCGGGCAAGCCTTCCGAGTACCCGAACGCCTGGGCGGTCGTAACCACCGGCACGGAGGGCCAGCTTGGAGCCTGGATTGACCGAAACTACGGGGTTGCCGACGCGAAAAACTCCTCGGACGAGTTCGGCCTTATCATCGGCTCGGGCGAAGGAAGCACTAGCCGCAAGCTGTACCCGACCGCCATCCACCGACCGCTGCGACGCGCTGATGGCGGCATGCAGTTCGGCGCGGGCGAGTCGTATTTCTGGCGCGGCGGCTACACTTGGTCGCCAAAGGTTACGCGGTCCGGCATGGTCGCGACCATGGAGTACATGCTGGGCGGCACGGTCCGCCGTGCTGAGGCCGCTACCGGCAGCCGTACTTACAGCCCTGATGCCGATTGGGTAGCCAAGGAAGTCAAGCGGATTGGCAACGAGCTGGACAAGGTAGCGCTGGACGTTGCGACTATCGGCGTTCCTCCGCAGGAACTGACAACGCTGGCTGAGGCACTGCGAAACCCGTTCCACTCGGTTTGCCTGCTTGGCATTGGCGACTCCATCACCTACGGGTCGGGCGCCACTTACGTTCCAGGTGCAAACCCTGTCCCCGAGTACGACAAGCCAGACGCGAAAATCAACTTTGCGATGCGGACATGGTTCAACCGATTCCGCGAGAACCTGGGGGCCACCTATGGCGAAGGGGATGTTATCCAGGACGGCACAGGTAACGGTTACTACGAAAAAACGCACCTCGTTGACGTTCTCGACGGGTTCAAATACGCGGACTGGTACGACGGCCGCACCAGCTTCAAAATCGACATGCCTGCGCCAATCGTAAGTGCGAGCGCGACATTCGGTAAGTACCTGGACCTGTCGAACTGGTTGCGCCCGACTGTTGACGTTACTGGCAACAACATCACCGTCATCTATGCAAAGCTTGTTGCATCCGACCCTGCGCAGGCCATCGTGGAGGTATGGGATACCATCACCAACACCAAGCTTGGCGAATTCAACTGGCACTCCGCCACGCCTTCTTTTGGCAACCGCTCGCAAATCACCTTCCCGTGGGGCAAGTATCGGGTCCAGCTACGCACCGTAGGCCCTATCGCGCAACTGCGCTTCGAGGGGTTCGAGGTTGTGCAGCGAATCCAGGCTCGTAACATCGGTGTAAGCGGTAGCGCCACCATGTCGTGGCTCCCAGGTTCGGCAAATATGAACAACGTGGCGCCTGAAGACGAATTCGTCACGGTAATGCTTGGCACGAACGACCGGGGAAACAACTCCCTTCCGCTTAACTACGCCAGGACCAAGACGAACATCAAAACAATCATTGCCCACCTGCGTTCGCTGGGTAAAAAAGTGATTGTGATGTGCGCAAACGTCGCAGTTGGGAGCGCAGAATACCCTACCGCGCCATACCGCTACTCTATGGGCACTGTTCTGCGGGCGCTTCGCGAGGCCACCCAGGAAGTCAACGTGTCGTTCGTTGACCACTACACACCGACGCGCAAGGCATATCTCGACGGGGAAGTCATCTTCAGCAACAACGACTATCTCCACCCGAACGACCTTGGCCACAAGTATATCCACGACACGCTACAGCGGAGCATCAACGAAACGGAAGAATAAGCAACAAAAAACCCCTCAAGTGAGGGGTTTTTTTATGGCCTGATATCCGCCGCACTGGTTGCATTTCAGCACCCCCAGGGACTGGAAGAATACCGCCGTTTCAAGCAACTGATGGTCGTGGAAGCACTGGATGTATCCGGTAACTCCGTGCGCGGTGCTCATGGGTAGAT